AAAGATTTATTGATATGTCATCTGTTTATGATAAAGATTTGATAGATGTAGGATTACTCACTGGTGATAAGAATAATTTCAGAGTCAAACAAGGGGTTCTTACCGCATTATCGGGGCCAACATACGAAACACCCGCTGAATGTAGATTCTTGAAATTAATAGGGTCTGATGCTGTTGGAATGTCAACCATACCTGAAGTCATTGTTGGGAAACAATTAGGGATGAAAATATTTTCTATGTCCGTGGTTACAAATATTGTTGGGAAGTCGGGTGTAAACCATAATGAAGTACAGGACACAGCAAATAAAGCTGTTGAACGTGTGTGGTTGATATTGAATGATGTTTTAAGATGTGTTTGAGTAATCGCAAAGTTTATACTGGTGGTACTTTTGATTTATTCCATAGTGGACATGTAAACTTCTTGCGTCAATGCAAAGAGGTTGGAGACTATGTGGTAGTATCTTTAAACACGGATGAATTTATACACAGATATAAAGGAGAATATCCCATCATTAGTTATGAAGATAGGAAAAAAGTATTAGTAAGTTGTAAATATGTTGATGAGGTGATTCCGAATAGTGAAGGTGAAGATTCAAAACCTACAATACTTTCTGTGAATCCAAAATTTATTGTCATTGGAAGTGATTGGGCTAAAAAAGATTATTACAAACAAATGAATTTTACACAAAAATGGTTGGATGATAATGAGATCGTTCTTATTTACCTTCCATATACTGAAGATGTTTCCACAACAGCAATTAAAAAAAGATTAAAACTTAATTGAAAATTTGTATAATTTAATTATATTAAAATTATGAAGACTGCGGTATTAGTTTCAGGAATGTGTAGACAATTTGACATTGCGGTCAAGTCTTGGAAATTTTTGAATGACTTGGATTGTGATGTATATTTTTCGACTTGGAAAAAATCAGTCCAATCGAGCAAAGTTTTAAACATGCATATCGAAGAAGATATTACCGAAGACATGATTCTTGAACATATACCCAATGCAAAAATCAAAATGTATGATGTCAATGATTTTGATTTTTCGGGAGATAGGGCCTTTCACAACGACAAACATTTATTTTTGATGAAGAGTTCATTGGATATGATTAAAGAAAGTGGAGTTGATTATGAAATGTTAATCTTAACAAGACCTGACAATTATTCGTTCTACAACTATACTCCTGATTTCTATTCGACATTCGTAAAAGAAGATGTAATCTACGGGTTAACTCCAATATATATTACTGGCAAGCCATCAAAAGAAGAATATTATTTAGTAGAATATTTTTTTATGGGGCATTTCAAAACATTATTTAATGTAATTGATAGTCTTCCAACTACAATGCCAGGTAATATTCATACTGAATTTGCAAAAGAAATATTGAAGTTGGACTATTATGTTGTTCAATTACCAAATTTTGATTTAAAATTAGTAAGACCAAACGTGAGAGGCTTAAAACCTGAAGAGATTACTAATGCTTCAATTTTTGATAAATTCATGGATTGGGGGCAAAATGAAGGATTTAAAAGAGATAGAAATTTAATATGAAAAAATTATTTAGCTTCGGTGACTTATATGTATCCGATTTCATCAAACAAGATGAAGAAGGAAGAGCTGGAAAACACGATTTAACACTAATGATTGATGAACGGTATGGAGCTGCAAGATTGGAAAAATGTACTCCAATCCATTCAATGTTCGGGAAATATTGGTATAGAAGTGGAACCAACACAACCATGAGAAATGAATTGATGGGTATTGTTGAAAACATTTTGAAAGTACAAAAATTAGAAGAGAATGATTTATGGTTGGATATCGCGTGTAATGACGGAACTCTTTTCAAATACGTACCTAGTCATATTAAAAAATTGGGAATCGACCCGACAGATGATACATTTACAGTTGAATCAAGACAGGTTGCTGATGAGATAATTCAAGATTATTTTACTTTGGAATCTTATAAGAGATCTCAGTTTGCGGAAAAAAGGGCTAAGGTAATTACCTGTATTGCAATGTTTTATGATTTGGATGAACCGATTGATTTTCTGAATGATGTCAATGAAGTTCTTGATGATGATGGGTTATTTGTTATACAAATGAGCTACACTCCATTGATGATTAAACAGTTGGCGTTTGACAATATAACTCACGAACATGTTTATTATTGGTCTCTTTCTTCACTAAATAAACTAATGGTTGAGGCGGGATTAAAAATTGTGGATTGTCAACTTAATGATGTGAATGGAGGAAGTTTTAGAATTTATATTAAGAAAGAAAATTCTGATGAAACTAAATTTGCGACTAGACCATATCGAGATGTTTGTAATGTTAGAGTTGAATCAATATTGAATTGGGAAAAAACTCAAAATTTGGACTCAGAAGAAACATGGTCGGATTTTTATCAAAGAGTACAAGATTTGAAAAAACAAACACTAGATTTTTTAAGGGAAGAAAAGGCAAAAGGGAAGAAAATTTGTGGTTACGGAGCTTCGAGTAAAGGAAACACCTTGTTGCAATATTTTGGTATAGACAACACTTTAATTGATGTAATCGCTGAACGAAGTCCTTACAAATATGGGTATAAGACAATAGGTACAAACATTCCAATATTATCTGAAGATGACGTTAGAAAAATGAACCCAGATTATATGTTAGTATTGCCTTGGCATTTTATTTCTGAATTTATTGAAAGAGAACATGAATTTTTAGAACGTGGAGGTAAATTTATTGTACCATGTCCAAAATTCGAAATAATCGGTAAAGATAATATATAATGTACGTACTTGGTATTTCATCCTTTTATCACGATTCATCCGCCTGTCTATTCAAAGACGGGGAGTTGGTGTTTGCTTGTGAAGAGGAAAAATTTACGGGAATTAAACACGATAGTTCTTTTCCAATTAATACAATTGAATACATCTTTAGTCATTATAGTATTACCTATGATGATATTGAAATGGTTTGTTATTATGAAGACCTCAATCTGAAACTAAAAAGAGTACTGAGTAACATTAAGAAAAACTTTTTTACGTCACCGAAATATTCTTTAAAATCATTAGTTAAAATTTTAAAAAATATTTCAGATGTAAATAAACATTTGAAACCATTTAAGGGGAGAGTGTTTTACTCCGAACACCATTTGTCCCATCAGTATTATTCTTTTTTCACTTCCGATTTTGAAAGGGCGATATGTTTGTCTATTGATGGTGTTGGAGAAATTGATACATTATCTTTTGGTTTAGCAGATGATGATGGAATTGAATATCATGATTTAGGGAAATATCCAAATTCATTAGGACTTTATTATTCTACAATGACTTCGTATTTGGGGTTCAAGCCAAATGAAGGGGAATATAAATTAATGGGTTTGGCGTCATACGGAGACCCTCAAGAGTATATTGAAAAAGTTAGAAGTTTAATAAAATTCAAAGATGGGGAATTAATCTGTGATATGAATGTTTTTTGTTGGGATAAGTCAGAAAAATTGATGTTCAACGAAAAACTAATAGTACATTTAGGTATTTCGCCAAGATTAACTGACGAAGAAATTACAACAATTCATCAAAATTTAGCAGCTGCAGTTCAACTAAGATACGAAGAAGTTTTATTCGATATTATCAAAAGTTTGAAAAATCTTGGTAGTAATAATCTTTGCTTAGGAGGTGGTTCGGCATACAACGGTACTGCGAATGGGAAGATAGTATCCAACTCTGATTTTGAAAAAATTTGGATTCCAGTTGCTCCATCAGATGCGGGGTCCTGTGTTGGTGCTTGTATTCATTACCTTGTAGAAAATAAAAAAATAACAAAAAGAGTTACTAAGAATCCTTTTTTAGGACCAAAGTACGATGTTGAATTTTATTTGGGTCACACTAAAAATTTGAATTTTTTTGAAATTCACGATTACAATACATTAATAAAATACATCGTGACAAAAATTCATGAAGGAAAAGTAATTGGATGGTATAGAGACAGAATCGAATTCGGAGCAAGAGCCTTAGGACACAGGTCTATTTTAGCAGACCCTACTGTACCCGATATGAAATCAAGAATTAATAGATTGATTAAGAAACGAGAGGGGTTTCGTCCTTTCGCTCCTATGGTAGTCAAAGCGAAACAAAATAAGTTTTTTCATGCTATTGATGACGTACCATATATGAATCAGATTGTTAAAGTTAGAGAAGAATATGTTGATAAATTATCGGCTGTTGTTCACGTGGACGGAACCTCAAGAATTCAAACTGTCTATGAAAATACTGTTATTCACGACTTATTAATCGAGTTTGAAAAACTAAGTGGATTTCCAATTATATTGAATACATCCTTCAATGTTAAAGATAAAACAATGGTATTGACTCCCTATGACGCAATAGAAACTTTCAAGGACACTGATTTAGACTTACTAGTTTTAGATAACTATATAATACACAAAATACTATGAAAAAAATTATAGATTGGTTCCTTAAAAAAATTAAGGAACGAAAAAGAAAAAAAGAATTGAAAAAGAAAATTGAAGAATTAAAGAAAAGAGATCCTTTTATTTACAACCATTAAATCAAATTACTTGTGTAAGTTTGATTTTCATTTGGTAAATAGCTTGGAAAGTTTGTCTCTATGTGTTTGAATAGTTTTTCTGCATATGTTTTATTGTGTTGGGGGCCAGGATGGCCTCCATCAGTACCGTAATCCACAAACTTTCCATATAACCCATCAAATCGATTAAATTCTAAATATTCAGGAGGAATGTTAAACCAACCATTCCATATCCAATTACATTTTTTTGATTCTAAAAATAATTTAATTAATAAATGATTCTTATACCAATTCATAAAATCTTCATTCTCATTTTGTAATAGAAGTAAATTATTTTGAATCATTTTGCCTTCTTCGGCCTCACGCAAAAATCCCCAAGAATCTTCATACAGAAAAGGTTTTACTCCTGAATTTTTTGTATATACCTCGCGTCTTTGAGGTGAAGTGTACATTATCAAAATTAAATCAGGTTTTATCAAGTCATAATAACTTAACAAACATCTTGAAATATAATCGTTACTTCGACCCGATGCACCGAAATTTAAATCTATTCCATTGGAAATCAATTTAGAAAATTGATGAGGCCAAGTTTGATTATCATTCACACCTACTCCTTCAGTGTTTGAACAACCTATTGACATGATTTTGAATCCCTTATTGTATATTGAATCACTCCTGAATCCGAGTTCATTATAGGTGTAAGTACATAATCCAGTATTATCAGTCCCCAGTTGAATCTTTTTTTTGTTTATTTTGAATCTCATGGACGAAGACTCAAATTGATTGGGAGTCCAATATCGTAGTGAGTCTGAATTCATTTGATTAAATAATTCGGGAAATTGTCTTGTATATGGTTCATCAATTTATCCACATAAGATTTATTATGTGTTGGACCAGGATGTAAACCTTCAACACTCAAATCCAAAAATGGTTCATTCATATAATCACCATCAAACCTATTGAATTCCGAGTATTTTTTAGGTATACCAAATGATCCATTCCATAACCAATTACAATTTTTTGATTCCAAAAATAATTTTGTAGTTATGTGATTTTTATACCAATTGATAAAATCTTCATTATCATTTTGTAATTCTATCAAGCAGTTTTGGATTTCTCTTCCTCTTTCAGTCTCATCCATATACCCCCAAGATAATGTTGGAATAAATGGTTCAATCCCACCATTATCTGTATATATTTCTCTTCTCTGAGGAGAGGTATACATTATTAATACCAAATCAGGATTAATTAAATCATAGTGGGTGACTAAGCATCTGAGTATATAATCATTACTCCTACCACCACACCCAAAATTTAAATTCACACTGTCGGGTATGAGTTGGGTAAATTGGTAAGGCCAAGTTTCATCGTCATTTACACCGACTCCTTCGGTTAATGAACACCCGATCGACATTACTTTGAATCCAGATTTATTGATTGAATCTCCCCTAAATCCTAATTCATTATATGTATATGTACACAATCCTGTATTATCACTTCCTGATGTACTAAAGGATTTATTTTTCTTACCGTCAAGGTGATATTTGTATGAAGAAATTTCGAATGTTTCAGGTTTCCAAAATTGGAGAGATTTCATTTTTAAAATAATTTTTGGTTAATAGAATGGTGATCATTCGATAAATAATTCGGAAAGTTTTGGTTCAAATGATTGAATAATTTAATAACGTATTCTTTATTATGTTTTGGGCCTGGATGGGACTCATCAGATGCTAAGTCAATAAATGAATCACTCATATAATCTCCGTCAAATCTATTGTATTCCTTGAACTCTTTATGAACTCCAAACGAACCATTCCAAATCCAATTGCATTTTTTTGATTCCAAGAATAATTTTATTAACAAATGATTTTTATACCAGTTTATGAAATCAGAATCACCGTTTTGTAAATCAATCAAATTATTACATATTTTTTTTCCTTCATCAGTTTCTCTTAAATAGCCCCAACAAGGAGGCATAAATGGTTTTACCCCATCAATTTTAGCCCAAACCTCCCGTCTTTCCAAAGAAGTGTACATTATTAAAACTAAGTTGGGTTTAATCAAATCATAATAACTCAACAAACACCGACTAATATAATCGTTACTCCTTCCTCCACAACCAAAGTTTAAATCTACACCATCAGTAATCATTTTTGTGAATTGATTGGGCCATGTTTCATCATCATTAATACCAACTCCTTCAGTCAATGAACATCCAATTGACATAATACGAAAGCCCTTTTTATGCATTGAGTCTCCTCTATATCCCAAATCATTGTAGGTATAGGTGCAAGATTTAGTTTCAGTGCTTGTTGGAGTTCTAAACTCTTTTACTCTTTTTTGACCATTAAGTTTATATCTTAATGATGAAATTTCAAAATCATTGGGAGACCAGTATTTCAATGATTCCATAAATTTAAATTAATGAACTAGAATGTGATTTATCTTTGATTTCATGTAATTTGTCTAAGAAAAATTCTTTACAAATTTTCTTACGAAATTCAGGGTTAAAATATAATTCTTTATTAAATTTACATATTTCTAATACTTCAGGGTTGTCATAGACATTTGATAACTCGATTGCGGCATCAACAACGTGTTTTATTTTATTTTTACCACTCATTCCATCATAATCCTCATTTATGATTGAATTAAAGGTTTTGAACCCCATGTCTCGTAAATGTTTCAGATGTCCTTTGGTCGCGGATACAACAAATGGTAATCCTAAATAAATTGATTTGTAAGTTTTCTCGGTGATATGTATTGCCTCGTCATATAACATTGTTTCAGTAATTATATCTACTTTACTCTTGTAATACCATTCTGGGTTAATTGTAAATAAGAATTCGTCGTGATATGATAGTCTACTACCGTACATGACATCACCTTCTAATTGTATGGATTTGAACTCGAGACCATTTAATTTTAGTTTATGTGCCAAATCTAAATCGATCATTTTGAGAGGGGTATAATTGTCCACCCAAGTTAGCCGTGTTTCATCCAATAAACCTCTTTTGAACAACTCTTCAATAATTTGATACTTGTGATAAAATACCCTCCGATTTAAACACAGAAATTTTTTATCTGGTTCTATTTTTGTCCTTTCGTTTTCGGGGTTAATATATTGTTTGAGATGGTTATATGTTGATAAGAAAAAGTGGGGAAAGAAAAATGTATTCAATGTAAAATTCTCATATTTCATTTTGTGTAAACCGATTTTTGAGGAATCATTTTTTACAAGAATTAATCGGTTGATGTCTATTCCATTGGATTTCAATTTATTTAAAAAAGACAAGCTCAAATCGTCTACTCTGTTATGGGCTTCTCTTGAAAAATCCGCCATGAAGTAAAACTTTTCATTCTGAAGTTTTTTGAGTAAATCTATAAATTCATCCGAAGTAGTGTATGTTGTGTATGGAAGTTTTGGACTTGTTTCCCAAACAAAAACTAATAGGTTCAATTTATTTGAATCAATTACGTCTGTATCAACATTTTTGAATGAAATATTTGTGTCTATTTTTTCTAGCATTTCTTGAATACCTGACCCTTTGAATATATCTGTAAACCAAAAATCTATTTCCATTTAAATTATTGTTTTTGTAATCAAATTATCTTTCTGTAAAAACCATAACAGAGAATATCTTTCTCCACTTAAAATTGGTGTGATTTCATGGTCTATGTTTACTTCAAATATGTAACTGTTTCCAATAGTTTTATTTAACGTATACTCGTGGGGATTGTACAATTTAAAGTCACCACCCTCAAAATTTTCATTCAATAGAACCCCAACCGCATAAACTCTGTTGTCAATTGCATCATTATGTTTTCCAAACCAATCTCCAGCAACGAATTTATGAAAGTGGATTTTATTTTTGATTGTAGTAATTTTTAACTTAGTTTCTTCTTGAAAAAACTCAGATATTTTCTCAAATATCCATTTAGTATCTTCACTATAGTTTATTGGCTGTGAGTTATATCTTCTATCACTTACATAGGAATGATTATTTATATTTTTGGTTTCGTCCCAAATTATAGATTGACATTCCTTCGCACTAAATAATATCTTTTCTTTCAAAATCATGAATCAATTGGAATCTATCTTTTCTATATTTTTTAGTGTAATCAAGTAAATGTAAATGTTGGGGGCTTGTAATATTCAGGTAGTCAGTTAATAATTTCAATTCTGTTTTATTGATATAAATGTTTTCATATTTTAATTGTAGTACATCATATTTTTTTAGGACTGATTTCATACTATCATACCAATTTTTCCTCCGTATTATTTCATTTTTATTTTCAATAATCCAATCATTAGTAATATCATATTCGACATGCCATTTATCAGTTTTTTTTGCCATGATGAAACTTATCGCAGTTTCAACACTATCATCACGGGTCAAACAAATTACTTTATCAAATTTAAGAATTACATGGTTTGGAGGTGTGAATTCCTCAATGACTATTTTTCTAACTATATCTTTCTTATCAAAAACTGAATAGAAAGTTTTTTTATTATATGGAGTTTCATCCAACTCAATCTTCATCTCCCTCGAAATCCATTTACATAAGGTAGTAGAACCACTTCTAGTATGAGATAATACCAATATTTTCATTATATCAAAGTTTTGGTTTTATCTGTAAATTCGTGTAAGTTATGGAACATATATTTGTTCTTACTAATTTTATTGAATTCTTCTTTGAATAATTCATGTTCGGGATGCGAATTATCCCATACTTGTTTCGATTTAAATTCATCTTCACCGAATGTTCCCCAGTTAGTTATTTTTCCAAAGAACACCCCAACTTTTTTTCCGAAAATTGAGTACATTATATTGTAGAATAATTCCATCTCCCTGTAGTTCGAATCTTGTACTACAAATGATGTTTTGACATATTTCAAACTCGGAATTGTATTTATGAAATTTAAATTTTCTATAAGATTATCCCACTTTCCTCCTAATCTTGTTTTGTTTTCGTAAGTATCTTTTGTCCCAGCATCTATACTTATCTCACAACTTTTGACGTATTTGTGAACATTTGGCATACTATCCCACATTTCTTTATTCCACATCGATGCATTAGTATGAAAATGAATCGACTTCAGTTTAGGATATTTCTTGGGGTCAAAATTACGCAAGTAGTTTCTGAAACCTACGGATATAAATGGGTCCCCTGAACCTGTTATATATAATGTCTTAACGTCCTTGGAGTAAAAGGAATCTATTTCCTCTATTGTTTTTTCTACTCGTTGTATTCCTTTTTTATCCTCTACAATCAAATCTACTCTACAAGATGGACATTTATAATTACAAGTCCTATCGAAATTCATTACCAAGACTTTTGGTCCTTCATTCAAAAATGGAGATTTAGGTGTAGATTCAGTTTTCAATTGGACGGGGCCAGATGTTTCACCAAAGTTGATAAGTTTACTCAAATAAGGACATAATTCTTTATCACAGTATTTGAAGGATCCATCAATTATTGATTCCCGAATGTCAGTCATTGGAGTACTATTCCAAACTTCCTTCAAAGGAACTTCTGAGGTTTCTATTTTGTTTGGCAACCAAGATGGACAGCATGCAAAACAGACATTAGTGTGAATCTCCAAGTTTTTGAATGGTACTGTACAAAAATATTTTTTTAAGTCTACCTCTGAGTTCATAGATATATAATAACAAAAATTTTTTTTTTATCATTATTAGATAGGTATTTTGACTTCACGTAAATGGTTAAAAATTGGATAACCATCCCATTTGGATTCAAATTTGTTTGGTTTTTTATCTGAAATAATTTCGGGATTATTTGTTTTAATCCAATTATATAAATTATCAGAGACATATTGATAACCAAGTTCATTTGGATGACTACAAACAAGTGATTTCATATTTGAGTTTTCTTCGAAGTTAGGGAAAATAGATTGATTAAATTTCATCATATTATTTATATTGTGAAATTTTTCAAAAAAAGTATTTTGACGGTAATCAATTGGAGTATACAGAAATTTGTATTTCTTGGAAATACAGTGTTCTTCTATAATTTTGACATAAAAAATTTGTTCAAGAATTGGGTCCATATCTAAATCATTTATGAATTTCAAATATTCTTTTCCGATTTCGTAACTATGAACATTGTAAATGTTTTTTTCCATCAGTGGGTTTATATTCATCAGTGTGGAATCTCTGTAGAATGAAAATCTAGTTGGAGATGGTAATAACCAAAGAACTAAAACGTCAAACTCGTCAGAAAAATTTTTATTATAGTATTTTTCAAACCAAACTTTTACATTACCTGAGGTGGATGACCCACCGAACCCTAAATTGATTAGAGTATCATAATTGAGTTGTTTTTGAAGATGTGATGGCCAAGAGTATCTGTGAAATCTTTCTTTACTAATGTAATAAACTTCTTCTGTTTTTTTATACTTTGTTTTATCACCAACTTTGTATGAGACAACTTCAGGGTCATAACATCCTACTCCCTCTGTGAAGGAACATCCCATTGTTATAAGAAGTTTTTTTTTCATATAAGAGTGTTTTTTTTTACATTCATTGGGTTATTGTGCATAAATCCAACTAAGGTATATCTATTTCCAATACAATTATTGACTTTATGGTTTTCTTCACCTGAAAAATAAATCATATCTCCTGTTTTGGGGGTATAGCTTATTTTGTCAAAAATTACTTCACCTCCTGTAAAATTATCGTTAAGAAAAATAATGAAAGACCAAGGATTTACGTGCCGATGTGGGATAGTAGACTGATTTATTGATTCGTTGAGCATTTGAACTCTAAACTTCTTGAATATAAAGGTTGAAAACCTATCGGTAATTAATTCTCTTCCTATTAAATTAATAAAATAAAATTTGTAAATATCATCATCGCAATACTGGTCGTTTTCTATTTTATATAAATCCGTAAAGTACTCACATTCTGATGAATTCAAAAAATTTTCATAATAAACAATCATTCCACATTCAAATTAATTTTCCTGTTTTCACGTTTAAAGGATTATTTTGCATCCCTCCGATGAGAGTATATCTATCACCGACACAATTGTTAAGTTTGTGCCTCTCTTCCCCAGAAAAATAAACCATATCTCCTGTTTTTGGTTCATATTCGATATTATCGAAAACTAATTCTCCCCCAATGAAATTTTCATTCAGGAAAATAACAAACGACCATGGATTCACATGAGTGTGTGGAGCTTTACATTGGTCTATAGATTCGTTCACCATTTGTATTCTTAATGTTTTGAAAATATAATTTGGAAATTTATCGGTTTCAAATCTATTCTCTGTCAAGTCGTTATAATAAAATTTTAGCACATCATCATCACCAAATTTATTATACGTTTGAATCCATTCCATAAATTCTACATCATTTGATTTGAACAAATCAATATAATATTCACATTCGGGGTTACTTAGAAAATTTGGTATGTAAGTTATCATGTCTATTATATCAATGAGGTATTTAATAAAAATTCCGAAGTTATGTTTCCTGCAATAACAATTCTGTCGATAGTTGCTGTCGGTGTGTGTGTTGGAACATGCCATAAATATCCAGGAAAAAAAATGATTTCTCCTTCTTTTGGGGTTATTGTGCGAATGGAATTATCATTATCTTTTATTAATAAGTCACCTTCTCCATTTTCTAAATTGGGAGGTATTTGTACATAGAAAACAAATGTGTAATCAGTTTTTAATTGGGTTCTACCACCATCTAATTTTGAGTGCGTGTGCCAAATATAATTTGATGGAGGTAAATTTTTTGTTTGAATGTAGGACCACATACTGACCGCATAATCCACCTTTTCAGTTTCTTTCAATTTAAAATATTGATTAACGACAAAATTTTTGATGGAGTCAAATTCTTTACAACAAAACATTAATTCATCTGTGTTTTGTGATGTATTACCGTTAAGTTGTTTTAGAAAAGTTTTATTTTTATAAATTTTTTGAACTATTTCTTCTTTATTGAACTCCCAATTATATTTTACACTGTGTGTCATTTTTTTTTCGGTAAATTATAACTCATCATAATAATTTATTATTCGATGAAATCACATCTTCGTGATTTATAAACATTAC